TCCCACGGGGTCGACGGACGGTTGAAATATTCTTGCTGGGCAGGGGACATGCTCTTAACAGCTTCTTGCACGGCAGGCGGGGCACTCTTCAGCAGTGACGCGCCGGCAAGGGCCAGACCTGCATACCCAAGCGCGCCCATGCCTGTAGAGGGAGCTGTACCAGCCGAAGGGGCAATGTTTGCTGAAGGCGTGGCTAGTGTCGGCGTTCGATTTGCATCGAAGTTGTAAGTGCCGTCTGCCGATTTGATCGGACTAGAAAGGCTATCAACTACGCCTTGTGATGGGCTTGCCGGGGGCGGTGCTTTGTATTGCAATCCGGTAGCAAGGCCAGCCAGTGCGCCACCTGTCAGGGCCGACTTCGGATCGTAGCCGGCGGCCAGCATGTTGCCTGCGTTCTGTACGCCGCCTTGAACTCCGGCTTGTAACGCGCCACCACCCAGATCTGCGGAATTTACGGCCCCGCTGAGGCCTGCACCTGCAGCGCCCATAGCAGCGCCTTTTAAAAATCCCTTACCTGTCGCTTCACCGGCCACGCCGCCTATCAGGCCGCTACCAATCATGTTCTGAGCGGTACCAGACAACCTAGGTGCAAGGTTTTCGCCTATTGTGCTGCCAAGCCCTGCGCCCGCACCGCCTAACAAGGCGCCCTGCAGTGCGTTACCGCCGGTCAGTTTGGAAGATGCCGCGCCCATCAAAGCGCCGCCGGCAATTCCGGAGGCCGCGCCAAACACGGGAGCTAGAAACCCGCTGATTGCCGTGCCTATGCCGGGAGCAAAAATGCTCAACGCAATTGGCAACACGGCGCCAAGGATTTTCTTCAGGCCTTTGTATTCTCGGAGTCCGGTGTTCGGGTTGATAGATCCTTGGCCGCCCATACGACGTAGCACTTCAGCTTCGCGTGGATTGATGTGGGCCAGCATGGTGTCGCCGCCTTGGCCACCAGTCATCAGCCGGCGTCCAGCAACTGACAGGCCTCCACGTGAGAACCCGCGCTGTTTCAAGCGATCTTGTAGGCCGTACATCGCAATAAGCAAAGACACAATCACGGTCTGATCGTATTCGGGCGGGAACGTAGTTTCATCAATCAACCCATCCTTGATCGCCGCGTCACGGATGGCTTTGTATTTGTCAGGATTCTGCAAGACGTACTCAAGCAGCTTGACCGCCTCGTCCATGTCTTCAGGCACGATAGGGGTGCGCTGCAATTGCGCTTCCATTGCATCGACGCCCTGAGTCAATGAGGGGTCTTTGCTTGCCATCTGCATGATCATGTCGCGAATCATAACTTAACCTCTGTACCAACTATGTTGATGATATTCGTCTGCCAGAAATCCATATATGCAAACGTCTTCATTATTATTTGATGCCTTGCGCATGACGCCTTCAAGGGTAAACCCCATATGTTCCACAAACTTCTTCGATTTCCTGTTACTGTCGGCGATCAGGGCGGTAACTCTCGCAGCCTTAATAGTGTGAAACGTGTAGCTGAATATCCCATTGAACGTGCTGATCACAGACTTCGGACATCTCCAAAAGTCTTTCTTTGCGGCGATGTTCAGGTCTACGTTTTGTGACGTAAAGTTGGTGAACACCACCACACACGCAAACTCTTCGTTGTCGTCTACAGCAGTCATGGCGCGGAAGAATTCCGGTTTGCCTTTGACGGCCAGCTGATCTCTGGCCCATATCTCCGCTGCGTCTTCCTTTTCAAAGCCAACAAATTTCATTCGGCTACCTGACAAAATCGCTGCGCCCATTCTTGCCAATTCTGATAATCATACGGAATCGGGAAGTTGTTCTTCAACGATGTATTGTTGAGGAATTGCATAGCCCAATCCTGCCACTTGGTCTCGTCGTCTAGCCGACCAAATGCCCCATATTTGTCCAGATCCAAAGATATCTGATCTGCCCAGTCTCGCAGCGCCATACCTACTGGCAATGTGATGGTTATGTTCAACCTAGCACCGTCCCGTCACCGCCAGAGATATGGCCAATGATCTGGCCCATCTGATAGTCGCCATTGACAGCGTTGGATTGGAATCTCACCCGCAACTCACGACGCTGCTCTTTAAGCATGACGATCTGCTCAAATGGCTCGTTAGAGCTTTCTGGGAACGTAAAGAACGTGCTGTACACTTCGGGTGCGCGTGCGTTTGCCCGACCTGTGACCTGCACAGTCATAGGCCCAACCTGCACAAAATCAGGCTCTATTGTGGTTATTCGCAGATACTGGCTCTTTCCTGACACCAACGTAGACATATCGCCTGTTTCAAAATTAGACACAATAGGATTGATGTTGGAACCATTTATTTCATCAACACCTTTTTCGTGCACCCAGACGTTATAACCGCTGCCGTTGTTATCAACGCCGGTCAATATTGGCGCAGAAAACGAATTGCAATATTGGCCAGCTGACCTACCACTGTTAGGGAGTTCGGTGTCGTACCATGTATTTTCACGGACATTAAAAATGACGGCATGCGTACACTCGGTTGCGTCACCTCGTGGATAGCACCACCAGATCTCACCAAACCGAGGCACTTTAAACGCAAATGCCTTGGTGGCTGCATTACGGTTGAGGCCGTCAAAGAAATAGTTCAGGTTCATGCCATTGGGCACTTCGCGCACTACGCCGTTGAACATATAAAAGCGGTCAACACCGCACCAGTAAAACACACCATCAAAATCGATCACCACGGACGGCGATAAGATAGAGGTGTCAGTTGCTATGGTGTCAAATTGGAATACCGTTGCCCCGCCCGTAAACGTGGCTCGGATAACTGCGTCATAAGCCCAGAACAATCCGGCTGGCGCAGTTCCGGATCCTGCCCTCAACGGCAAACCCTTGATGATTTTTTGGCCCCACACTCGCGCCAAGCCAGAGCCTGCCCCGGTCAGATTGGTAGGCTCACCTGCGACTGACCAGCCCACTATCCCGTCTGTACCGTAGTAGAACATATACGGGTGAAGCGAAACGATGCCCCCAGTACAGTTGGCGTTAGGCGGCAAATTAACTGACTGCAAAGCGGCAGTGCCTAAAACTTCACCAAAGAATATTTGACCGCCCGCGTCGTTGCAAATACAGCGTTCGTTGGGCGATACGTGCGCTATCAAATAATTATCGTTGGTGGAGGAATCGTACTGGTAGTCGAACATCCAGAGGTTCAGAACATCAGCTAACAACGCATCGTTGCCGCCAGTCATGTTAGTAGTGGTAGTCGTAAGAGTGGTTGTAGTAGCGACAACTACAAATCCATTAGTGGCCGAACCGGCAGTGATGGCCGTGATGGTTATGACTGCGCCTACGGCTGCAGCTGAATAATCTGGGGTAGAAGTGTACGCGGTGATGTTTGCCGCTACCGCTGTAGCAGTGGCCGACAGGCTGGTAGCGTAGGCCACTGGTGCAGACATGATGTTGATGCCGTTCACGGAAATGTTGGTGACTTGGCCGGCAGCCCCGCTTGTCAACGTCACCGTGCCAGTAGCGTAAGCGGCTAACGGGGTTCGGCTAGTAACAATCGAGCTGTTGATAGTAGAGTCAATCGTAAAACGCTCAAGCGTGCTCGTCCCGCCCGAATGGCAGTAGACAAAATTCATCTGGGTGAACGTGGTAAAGCCACGACTGATTTCCGTAAGGTACTTCTGTGTCGATCTGTAACCACCAATTTTGCGTGGCAGGCCGCGTTGAAATCTTACCCACTGACCGTCTACGTAGGCGTCTCCCTCGTACTTTGTGCCGTCGCGTTTGATGCCCGGCAGAGACTTTAAGACTGTGGTCTGGATGGGCATTAGAAGCTGCCACCATTGACCGTGCCAGAAGGCGCAGCTCCCAATACTGACCAAGCCGCCGCCTGACTCGCTGCAGTGAACAGGCCAGTGCCTACCGCTGTGCCGCCGAGGTTAATCAATGCAGCGCCAGCCGTCGTGGCACCTGTGCCGCCCTGTGCCACTGCAAGCGGGTACGAGATACCGGCAGTATCTGCACGTAACACGTCGGTGCCGTCGCTGTATAATATTGCCCTCTCGCCAGCGACCATTACAACGCCAGCACCTGCCGAGGTTTTCACCGTAAACGTATACGAGCCTGTGGTTTCATTGTCGACCCAGTATTGCTGTACTGTGGCCGGGACGATGATCACGCGGTTGCCGGTCTTGACTCCGGTGAAGCGGTAGGACACGCGGTTCAGTTCGGATCCGCTCAGGGTGTAGTTGCCAGTACCACCTACAGCGATAACAGTGTAGTCAAAGGCAAACGTGGCCGACTGACCAAACCCGATGGTGAAAAAGTTGGCACCGTCGGTTGCAATTATTGCAGACTCACCGGGTTGAAAACTCAAGGAACCAGAGCCATCAATTGTGGTAGTCCCCGGAGCATCAGCAACGATAGCCCCAGTGCCCGAGTTGCGTAGGTACAGAAACCAGTTGGTGCCGGTAGTGACCGGGTCAGGCAATGTCAGTGTGCCGCCAGCGCCAGTCCAGTTGTACATTATGGCTCTGTCAGCAATACCCGCAGTGTAGCCTGAATTGAATGATGTAATCGGCACAGATTGCGAAAGCAATGCACCAACAGCCACGATGCCAGTACCCGCAAGGGCCGAGGCGTTAGCGATAGAGGTGGTAGCGCCATATTGCAGCAGTTGGTAGATGCCTGCAGCAGTAGTATTGTTTGTCAGGTATACCTGCCACAGCGTGCCTGCAGCAATTGTCCCGACCTGTACCCCAGTAGAATCTTTTACGGTAAAGGTGTACGCACCTTTATTATTGAACAGGATAGTGTTGCCTGTGCCGCTTTTTGTTGCGTCAGGCAGGAAAATACTTTTCCCAGTTGCAGAAGGCGTAACGTCAATGATGCGCGTGGCAAGGTTGTCGTTGGTGGAGGTTTCTTCAGGCCAGCTAAGGACAACATCCGCAGACAGGGCAATCGCGCTGTAGCTGATCTCGCTAGGGTAAATGTTCGCACCACCGAACACATCGGTATAAATCGGCATTACGCTTCACTCCGGTTTGCTGAACGATCCATGATACGGCCAAGATCTTCGCCGCTCAGGGCTTTGGCCGCACGGTCGTACATGGCCTGCCATACTCCCACGCGCTCGTCGTTCTTCAAGAATGGCGTTGCTTCTAACAGCGTCGCATACAGCAGAACGTCAGGGGCATATTGTGTCAGCCAGTTGGTTTGTAGGTCGTCCCCAAGAAGTGGTGGCTGCTCGTAATACAAAATTTCGAGGTTGTAGGCAGCGTCAGGGGTGGGGGTAATCAGCCAGTGCTGATAGTCATAGTCTGCGTAGAACTGGGGCTTGCCAGTCTCGGTCGCGGTTGGCCAGTAAGATCTGCAGTATTCGTATGACCGGGCAAAGATGGGGGTGCCGTCAATAGTCATGCTGACGGTGTCACGCCAGCGGTCTGGCTTCATATACGTGGAAACCCCAACAGACAATGGGGTGGTGACCGGACGGATGAACCCTTCGATTTTCAGTTCACGGGCTATTCGACGCTCGCCCAAAGTAATCAGGCGAGGCAGCTGGTCGTAAACTATTTGATCTGAAGCCTGTGTGAAGCCGCGCTCAAGATACCGGCGAACATCCACCAGCAAACTGTCGTATGACATGACATAGCTCATAAATACTCCAAAGTATTGTCAGATGCTGGTTCAGCACACGCGGCGAATCTTCATTGTACCCCTGAAATACCGAGGATTCAATTGGTTACTTGGCGGGAAAGTTGCCACCAACTGGGTCACTGGAACCGACCGGAGCGCCAGTCCCGGAGTTTGTGCCGGGCGGTACATGGTCACCAGTCCAAGGGCTTTCATTGATCGGGCCAAAACAATCTGACAGGGTAGCGCCGTTTACTTTTTTCGGACGCTTAACGCAGGGGAACGACCACATATTGCTCATTCCGTTTCCAGCTCCCACAGCCGTGGTGAATGTACGGACGGTCATTGGGGCCGGCTCCCATGTCGGGGATTGTGGGTAGGTGCTGGGGGTGCCAAACAGACTCCACACGGTATGGTCGCCTTTAGGTGGGGCGCAGGATCCGTTGGTGAGGTTAAAATCGGCAACGCTTTCGCCTTTGATCACTGGGCAAACCGCGTGGCCCTCTTCAAAAGTCTTGGTGCCTACAACCATTGTCTTGCCGGTCGGTTCGGTGGCGCTCGATGCGCATAGTGCGTACTCACCGTGGCAGATTGAAAGGTTAGGGTCGGCATGGACAGCCATACTAACTAAGGTAAAAAACACAGCAGCTATTCTTTTCATGATCATTTCCTATTTTTGGTTGAGTAGTTCTGTTTTTTGTTTGGAGCCACTCGAGCTGCCGAACCAGTAGCCTAAAATTTGTATAGCCACAGCATCAAGAAGCCCGAGGATACGGCCTACTAACACCGGGTCAACCCGATCCTTGGGGTAGCCATAGAACAATACGCACAGCTCTGCCCCAACTGAAACAGCTAGCAGGAACAACGAAAGCCAGAACAAGTATTGCTGTGTACCGCCGGCTACGTTAGCTTGCCGGGCAGAGTCACGGTCCTTAAACTCCAACTCCGAGTACTTGTAACCCCGTTCTGCTTCGTGCTCCCGGAACTCGCCCTCCATCTCCTGCAGCTTGGCCATCGCCTCGGGGGTAACGGAACCTTGCTGGATGAGCTTAGTGATGGACTCAGTGGTAGCCCCGTCTACTCCAAACACCCGACCCAGCCCCGCCACAGCCACACCAGCAAACGGTCCAAGTAGCGCAGAAGCTACAGTGGGGGCTACGGATTTAAGGAAGTCAGACATGCCAGACATTAGGCTCTCCTGATAACCCAAAAGACTTTTTCGCCCTTGGCGATGGCGTCAGAAACCAGTTTTTCAAATGCTGGCAGATCACCTTGGTAAAGCACGCAGCCTTCCGTATGTTCAGTTTTCGTGCCTTTGTGTACACGTATGCCTGTATATGTACACCCGGCAAGGTCGCAGCTTCGGTCTTTTTCGTTGGAGTAGAGCAGCAACATCTCCCGACCAAACCGGGTAGACATCGTTATCGCAACGTGGTACTCGCCTTCTGGAATGCAAGTCTCTTTAGGGATCTTGATGCCCGCTGGACGGCCAATGTCTTCAAGCGTAATGCCCAGCGTTATATCATTGATTTGTATGACGCCAATGGTTTTGTCAGTCTGATATGTGCGTTTGTGTAAGATAATCATGCTGCCACCTTACTTTGAATTATCATCGTGGCTGAGTTTTACCCCGGCCAGCAGCCCAATAAAACCGCCAACAATCGTTTGGAAAGCCGGGGAGATTAATTTAAATATCTCGCCATTGTCGATTTCCGCAAACCACAGCCCCGTCACCAACGCGACGACCATCAGCAAAACGGATATGCACAGCGTGGCAGACACCATCAACGTGACAGCAAACGTCAACTTCCCCTTAACGTCACTTGGTGTAGCCATGGTTATGCCTTGTCTGCCTTACCGTCAATTTTATCCCAGATTTTATTTAACATTTCTTTGATGTCGTGCATGTCAGCGCGGTAATCGTCTTTGCTAACGTAGGTTTTCGGCATATCCCTAACGTCATTATCCAGACGGTCAATGGCAGAATAAATACGGTTTAGCACCCAGCCCCCGAGGAATGCTGCAACTGCGACGGCAATGTTAAAGAGTATCTGCATATCCATCTCTTACTTCCTACTCAACTACATGGGTTAATAGTCGCCGTCGATGTTTCTCGATCTAGCGTGAGTTTTCCGTAACAGGTTACATTCCAGTCCTGCCCATCCTGTTCACTTGCAGAGGGTACTTCGAGTCGAAAGTGTTTCACAAGGTACTCTTTCTCACTTTTGTCCCCCTCAAACACTCGCCAGACGTGGTCCATTGTGCCCCGTCCCGGCTGCCCCCTATTTTTGTTAAACCTGATGGAATACTTCACACTATTTCAGCCGCTGTAACTGCGCACGTCTGAGGCGGGTTATACCGTACGCTCAGGTTGAAATGCACAAACTTGATCGGCTTTTCGGAACCGTGTCGCCCAAACGAGTGCGGCAACCAAGCATTACTAATCAACATCATCCCCGGCTCTGGTGCAAAATTGATCGTGTTGCTGGCCGGTGTAGCCATACTCATATCTGCTTCAGGCAAGTTGATCTGCACCTTGCCGCCTCGTGGATCGTGAAACATCGCCCTTGAGCAATTCTCTGGTGTCTCTAAGAAGTAGAACCCTACTAACTGTGACCCGCCACCGTGAACGTGCTGCTCCATCAAACTGTGCTTGTAATGCTCCTGCGTCCACACTGCGTCTACTACCACGTTGAAGTTGTCCATCGCGTAGCCTTGGCTCTGCAAGATGCTCCAACCGTTCTGACCGATGTACTGCACAAAGTCCTGCACTCGCGGGTCATTGGCGAAGTTGTCAGTGTTGTGCATCGGGTAAATCTCATGCACGTCATGCGTAATCTTCTTCAACATTTCATCAGAGACTTCATTTACTGCTTTAAGAAACTCTGGTCTTTTACTTACATAAACCGCTGATGGAAAGTAGTAGTACGCTTCGAACTCAGGTTGTTCTTGCTTCTTCTTTTTAGACATTAAAACGCTATCCAGCTAAGTGTAGGCTCATCCCAACGGTACTGACCTTCGGGTCTTGGGGTAGGCGCAACGTATCGCAGTCCATCTGCGCTCGGAACCCAGCTAGGGAACGGAGGAACATTAGACTCCAACCACTCGCCTGTTTCCACATTGAACTTGTACGGGTATGCGCCTTTAACCGTTGGTCTTGGCGGTGGAGAGACTTGTAGGGTTTCTTCGTTAAGTATCCAGTTGGGTCGCAGGTTTGCTCTGGCTTGTTCAATTCTTGCTGCTTTCTCTTCTGTGGTCATGGGACGCACGTTGTGAACGTCTGTGTACACGCCGTCTACCAGTTCGTATACGCACTCATCGCAAACTTCAAACATCCCTACGGTAGGAGGAGCAACACGGACAAACTTTGCAAACTCAGGAGGTAGATTGTCAGTGTCTATATTAGGAAAAGCCTGCCTAAAGTTATCACCAAGAATAGGATGATTGAGAGGCTTGCCGTCTTTAATTCGTATGTAGAGTTCCATTATTCGTTTGCCGTTCTTGTTGATGGGAATGACCGAGCACAACCGGGCCAGATGATTCGGACTGCGCCAACTGCGCCTGTTCCCGGATACTGTATAAAACAATGAAAGAAACAGCAATAATAGCCAAAAGCAAACGTCCCAATACCTCCTCCACCCCCGTATGCCCCACCATTACCCGCAGATGTATAAATGGTTGATGTTCCTCCTGCCGCACCACTAGAGCCTCCTCCACCACCGCACCCATTAGAGCTAGAGCCTCCAACACCCCCCGCACCATTTGTACTTTGACCTAAAATTCCTACTCCTCCTCCACCCCCAGCTTTATACTCAGTGTAGCAAAGGTTATAACCAACCCCACCACCACCACCACCACCGCCAGAACCAACAAATCCATTGTATCCATTAGTGCTTCCTCCAGCTCCTCCGTTTCCAGCATACCCGCCAGCCCCACCACCACCACCAGAATTACCC